CGCAGCTGCTAACACTTTTGTTGCTAACGGTGCAGGTGTTGCTGCTATGTCAACAGCTCGTGCTGAAGCTCTCGGTGACGGTTCTAACACTTTCCAAGAAATGGCATTTAGTATCGAGAAAGTTACTGTTACTGCTAAAACTCGTGCTCTCAAGGCAGAATACTCAATTGAACTCGCACAGGATCTTAAGGCAGTCCATGGTCTTGACGCAGAAACAGAATTGAGTAACATTCTTTCTTCGGAGATTCTTGCTGAAATTAACCGTGAAGTTATTCGTACAGTTTATGCTGTTGCTAAGACTGGTGCTCAAGTCGGTACTACAACTGCTGGTACATTTAACCTTGATACAGATTCTAACGGCCGCTGGATGGTTGAAAAAGTTAAAGGTCTTGCCTTCCAAATCGAGCGTGAAGCGAATACTATCGCCAAGCAAACTCGTCGTGGTAAAGGTAACATCATGATTTGTTCGTCAGATGTTGCTTCTGCTCTTGCCATGGCTGGCATCCTCGACTATAACTCGGCACTTCAGTCGCAAGTTAACCTAACAGTTGATGACACAGGTAACACATTCGCTGGTACAATGTTTGGTCGTATCAAAGTTTACATCGATCCATATTTCCCAGCAGGTTCTACTTCTGAATTTGCAGTTATCGGTTATAAGGGTTCGAACGCTTATGACGCAGGTATTTTCTACTGCCCATACGTTCCTCTCCAAATGGTTCGTGCTGTAGACACTGGTACATTCCAGCCAAAGATTGGTTTCAAAACTCGTTACGGTCTTGTTGCTAATCCATTTGCTGAAGGTACTACAGCAGGTGCTGGTACTCTCACCAACCTTGCGAACGTGTACTACAGAGCTTTCAAGATTTCGAATTTGATGTAAACCCCACTAAGAGGGTTCTTAAAGAGGGACAGAAATGTCCCTCTTTTTTTATGGATAAATACCATCATGACCGCATTTACTAGAAATCCAACCAATCCTAATTTTCTCCAGCCCAATAAGTTTATGTTGAATTTTACAAGGGCGCCAGCACTCCGTTATTTTTGTCAAACAGTTACAGTGCCTGGCATATCCACAACAGAAGTTCCACAGACAAATCCTTTTGTAGAACTCTATGTGCCTGGTGAGAAGCCCGTGTATGATGTTTTAAATATTACATTTATGGTTGATGAGAAATTGGAATCATGGCGAGAGATACATGATTGGATTCGTGCGATGACTTTTCCATATTCTTATGCTGAGTATCGTTCGTTATCTAGTTTAAACCCATATAATCAAACAGGTCTGCCACAATATTCTGATGCCACATTAACACTTCTTTCTTCGGCAAACAATCCAATACTTGAGTTTAAATTTTATGATGTATTCCCAATTTCTATTGGCTCTTTTGTCATGTCTTCTACAGATAGTCCAGATAGCATCATTACCTCAGACGCCACATTTCGGTATTCTTTATACGACCTAGTTGTACCAGAATAATTTTTATGATATAATCTCCGTATAGGAGGATTTGAAATGAGTAAACTTGATGATTTATTGGACATGTGGGCAAAAGATTCTGAGATTGACCGTACCGAACCAGGTAAAGCCCTTCTGGATATTCCCAAACTTCATAGCAAGTATCTTAACATACTTTCAAATCACCGTCTACTGATCCGTGACTGTGAATTTAAATATAACCGAATGAAAAAGATCAAGTGGGAATACTATACTGGTAAATTAGATGAGAATGATTTAAAGAAACATGGATGGGAGCCATTTCCGTATGTGCTCAAATCCGACATTACTACATATATGGAAGCCGATGAAGATATGAATCGTTATCTGGCTCAAAAAAGGTTACATGAAGAAATTGTTGAAGTTTGTAATTCTATATTGAAAGAACTTAACTCTCGTACATATCAGTTAAGAGGTTTTATAGAATATGAAAAGTTTATAAATGGAATATAGCAAATACGAAATTTCATAGAATTATAAATACATACAAAGGAGAACTGTATGTATAAAGTTTATTGGATAAAATACGCAGAATATACTAATCCTTTAGTTGAAGGATATATTGGAATAACTTCTCAAACAATAGAAAATAGATTTAAAGAGCACTTTTATAATAAAAAAAATAAATTATTAGCTAACAGATGTAAGAAAGAAAAAGTTTTAATTATTTGCCTGCACGACAATCTTTCAGCTGATGAAGCGAAATTGTTAGAAATCAATTATAGGCCTCATGAAAATATTGGTTGGAATATTAATAAAGGAGGTAATTTGCCTCCTTCAAGAAAAGGCAAAATTGGTAAAAAAAATTTATTAGTTGGTGAAGAAAGAACCGAAAAACAAAAATTAGCATCACAAAAACATTCAGAAAGAATGAAAGGTAATAATTCTTCAGGTAAAAGAAAAAATAAAGTTATACATAAAAAAATATGTGAAAATTGTGGTATAGAATTTATTTTTAAAGATATTACCAAATCTAGAAAATATTGCACTATAAAATGCGCAGCTAAATTGAGAGAAGCTAAAAAAAGGTGTCTAATTTAAATCTTACAGCGTTAAATGAAGCATACATTAAGTTTGATTGTGAAAGAAGTTTAGCACAAGAACTTTCAGATTACTTTACATTTTTCGTCCCAAATTATCAGTTTACTCCACAATACAAGTCACGGATTTGGGATGGAAAAATCCGACTGGCTGATTTACGCACATTTACCATCTATCGTGGTCTTTTACCTTACATTGAAAAGTTTGCCATAGAAAGAAACTATGAAATAAACATTCATGATAATTTAAATGTTGCTGATGAATTATCATTAAAAGAAACCACCGAGTTTATACAGTCACTCAATCTACCACTAGAACCTCGTGATTATCAAATAAAGTCTTTTGTACATGCTATGAGAAATCGGCGTATGTTGCTTGTTTCTCCTACGGCTTCCGGTAAATCACTTATCATTTATCTTATCATACGATATTTTCAAGAGATAGATTTAAAACGTGGTCTTTTAATTGTACCAAACATTTCTCTTGTGGCACAAATGTATAAAGATTTTGAATCGTATGGTTATGATTCATTAGAGAACTGTCATACCATACACCAAGGCCGTGACAAAGAGGCTAAAAAGTTTCTGTTCATTTCCACATGGCAATCTATCTATACACAACCTAAGGAGTATTTTGAACAGTTTGAATTCGTCATTGGTGATGAGGCACATTCATTCAAGGCCAAATCTCTCACTACAATTATGACTAGTTGTATTCATTCTAAATACCGTATAGGTTGTACAGGTACATTGGATGGTACACAAACACACCGCCTTGTACTTGAGGGTTTATTTGGGCCGGTATACCAATCAACTTCCACATCTGAATTGATTGAGAAAAAACAACTGGCTGATTTTAAAATAAAATGTTTGATATTGAAGTATCCTGAACTTATTTGTAAAGAAAGTAAAAAATGGGACTATCAAACCGAAATAGATTACATTGTGTCAAATTCTAAACGCAATGAGTTTATTAAAAATTTGGTACTATCATTGGATGGTAATACTCTTGTTTTGTTCCAACTAGTAGAAAGGCACGGTAAAATACTATATGACCTTATTCAAAAACATTCTAGTGATAGGCATACATTTTTCGTTTTTGGTGGAACTGATGTTGAAGTACGGGAATCGGTTCGCTCAATCACTGAAAAAGAATCTAACGCCATTATTGTGGCTTCTTATGGTGTTTATAGCACTGGGGTTAACATACGCAATCTCCATAATATTGTCTTCGCCTCACCATCTAAATCCAGGGTTCGCAACCTTCAATCGATAGGCCGTGGTCTCCGTATTGGTGAAAACAAAAAAGAGGCCACTTTGTTCGATATTGTTGATGACCTAAGATCAGGTAAACATACAAACTATACGCTTAAGCATTTTATCGAAAGAGTGAAAATATACGATGACGAAAAATTCAATTACAAATTCTACAATATAGAGCTAAAAACATGACCGAACTATTAGAACTCCAAATAAAAATTTTACGATTAAACACTGGTGAGGATATTGTTGGTTCTTGTTTAATGGATGACGAACATGGTTGTGTAAGTATTGAAAATCCAATGAAAGTGTTTATTAAAAGAGCATCACCACCACTTGGTCAAACAGCACTCTATATGATGCCTTGGTTACCATTAGAAATCATTGAAGATAATTTAGCCACCATTAACTATGACGATATAATTACTGTTGTAGATCCTAAAAAATCATTTGTTGAATATTATAATAATGCTGTGGAAGAATATGAGGCTCAACGTAAGGCTCAAGAAGGTGAAGAAGAGGAAGAAGAGGAAGAAATTGATGATGAAACAATGCAAGATATGTTAGAATCTCTCCGTGAATCTAAAAGGAATCGATTACATTAATGGATTACAATGAACAAAATTTAAAACTGGTATCTTCAGTTATAAGAAATAATTTAACACCGGATTTATTACCTAAGAAATGGGTGCAAAGAAATCAAAGCAACCCTACATTTGGGCATTGTCATACAGCATCGGCTTGCCTTCAGAAGGTCTTTGGTAGTAAAATGATCCGTCTTTGGAGAGGTCTTGATGATGAAGGTATCTGGCATTGGTGGGCAGTAGATAATAATGGTTTAAGAATCGATATAACATCTGAACAATATACATCTCAAGGTAGAGTGCCTCCTTATGATGTTGGTACGAAGTCTTCAATGTTAGGATTTGACTATCGTAAAAGAGTATTGAAGCTTTTGGATAAGGTAACTAAAGAATTATCATCATACGGGACACCGCTAATGTAACACTTGTCAAGAGCAAAAACAAGGGCTTATTAGGCAAAGATAGCATAAAAGATTGACATACAACCAACGAATGTGTATACTATGAAAACTATGACAAAGAAACCAAACCATTATATAAACAATGCCGATTTCCTCAAGGCTCTTACTGATTATAAAGAGTTGTGTGAGACTGCTCATAAAGAGAAGAAATCTGACCCACCAATACCGAATTACATCGGTGAATGTTTTTTAAAGATTGCTGACCATCTATCTCGCAAGCCAAATTTCGTATCGTATTCTTTCCGTGATGAGATGATTTCGGATGGTATCGAAAACTGCCTGATGTACTTTAAGAATTTTGATCCAAGTAAATCGAAGAACCCATTTGCCTATTTCACACAGATTATCTATTATGCTTTTCTTCGCCGTATTATGAAAGAAAAGAAACAACTTTATGTTAAATATAAGGCCACAGAAAACTTTGGTATACTAGATGAATTTGAAATGTTTGAAGATTCGGATGGCAATATGAGGCAGTTTCAATTATACGATAATATCTCCGAATTCATACAAACATTTGAAGAAAACAAACGAAACAAAAAGCGCAGTAAAAATAATTTAATTGAAGAACTGGAGGAAAACATTGATGAGTAATGAGGATATTTTAAATCGTATTGCAATGTTAGAATCAAGGCGTGAAATGTTTGAATCTGAAATTATTCGTGTGGAAAATACACATCGAAACCAAATGATGATTGTTGATTTAAAAAAGAAAAAACTTAAAATCAAAGATGAAATTGAACAACTTAAAAAACAACTATGAAAATTTAATTTAAGAAAGGAGGGTCACCAATGAAAATTGCTATTCTTGGCGACACACATTTTCGGTGCTCGAGGTGATTCATTAGACTTTCATCGGTATTTTCAGAAATTTTATGAGAACATTTTGTTTCCATAT